CTAAATGTCGCTGACATTGTTAGAGGCGTTCCTGCTAATAGTCCTGCAATTCTTGAAGTAAATTGAGTTGTAGAATAAGTTGTCTCACCGACCTCGATATTATCAGTAGTAAAATTAATAACTCCTTCGTGGTCTGCTGACTCATTAGGTAGAACTGTTTTAACTCTTCTACTCATATTGTCCCGCATACCTGTAATAGTAGTTGCTACTGTAGAGGTATTGGTATCAGCTACGTCAGGATAAGCTAAATAATCAAAATAAGCCTTCTCAACGTATCCCATAGCGTCCGTTAAAGTAGAATTAGCAAGGTCATAAACGTAAATAGTAACTTCCTTAGGTGGATTAACATTTCCCTTAAAGGCTAACTTAATATAGTCTTTATTTTGGTCTGTCAAACCGTCGGGAATACCGTTAATTGACTTTAAAACTGTCTCACCTAATTCTGTAGTATCTTCTAAAATCAATAAAACCCTACCTCGTTCACCTCTTGTAATTGCCGTTATTCCTGTTGACTTAAATTCAATATTTATATTAGGTAAAGGCATTATATAACCTCCTTATTAATTGTTTACCTTTAACTGTAAATTTCCCATAAGCTCATAATCTTCAGTAAGAAAATCAGAACTTCTGTCCTCTGTAAAGTTTAGAGTTAATATTAGCTTTATCTCGTCGTCCAACTTAACGCCTTTTACTCCATTATCTTCGTCAAGTTTAGCCACTCTATCAGTTCCAACTATCTCAAAATAGCCTTTCCTGAAGAGTTTTTTAAGGTTTTCTAATTCATTATAAGCATTTACAGAGTCTATATTTCCTCGTCTATCTTTCTCTAAAAATTTAGTTACTTCGTAAATATGATTATTACTAATAACCCACTTATTAAGTGCCTGGGTTCCGTCGTCTACCTTTTCTAATAAAAAAGAAGGTCTTTTAAAGTCTTGCGGTATATCGTCCACATACTGAGGCTCATCAGTATAACCGCCCTCTTCAATTAAGACCTTAGCAATACTATTTATAATTGCTAACATATATCACCACCTGCCTCAGCCTTCGAGTATGTCGTCAAGCATATCATAAAAAGATTTAATTTCACGGTCTAATTTAGGTTTAGCATTTACCCAACCTTTTTTAAACATAAAAGCACCTTTTTTATAACCGTGAACTTTCCCGTTCCTGTCAACAATCCTATGCCCATATTCTACGTGAGGAGCATAGTGGACATTTGTTCCGACTTGAACTTCCTCGTCACTTACAGGGTTTACACTAATACGTCTTTTTAAGTTCGCAGTATCTACAGGAGTTAATTTAATGACTTCCCTAAGATATTTGTAACCTAACCGCTGTAATTCGTGTCGTTTCATTTTCCTAAATACTTGTAGCATTTCCTGTAAGCGGTCGTCCATTCCGTGAGTGTTATATTCTCCATTACTCATTAATTACGCCTCCTCTTCTACCATTATAAGCTCTACCTCAATATGAGAAGGTAGAGGATAGGGAGGAGTAGCCTCGTAACTTTGTCCTTCCTCAATAGTAGTAAGGTTTGCACCGTATTCATACCCTTTAGGCAGTAATTGAACTAAGTCTCCTGTAATAATATCAGCGTCATAAGGTAAATAAACCTTCATTGTGGCTGACCCTTCATTATTAGGATTTCCCTCAGACAAGTTTGATTTTAAGCGTCTAACTCCGCAGTCATAAAGACCTGTTGCAATGGTATCCTTTGACGTTCTGTTATACTCTCCCTTAGTTGTTGACTCCCTTAATATAATACATTGTCTATCGAATAAGTGGTCGGGTGTTCGTCTCACGTTACTCTAACCACTTTATGATTATATATTTGAGTCAACAAATTTTTAGGGAGTTCTTTCTTACTGTAACTGACGGAGTAGTCGCCTAACTTTTCTTTCTCTATACCCTCTGAGCCTTCCTTATTTAGTCGCTGAATAATCATTTGAGCAATGACACCTTTAAGAACGTCGGGAAACTCGTCAAGCTCCTCTCCATCTTCAGAGGTAAAGTCCTGATTACATTCGTCTAAAATGAAGTTTAGAGCATATTTAAAATAAACTTCTGCCTTAGGCTCGTTATCTTCATTCATAACACCTAAGGCAGTTAAATCTTGTTTTACCTCCGTTAAAATATTATCTCTCGGAGTAGACATTTATAATCACCTACTTAATTTCTCTGACATAAGGTAGCTTTTCCCGTAGATACTCAGCTTTTTCCTTATTCTTAGTCTTAAACTTACCATTAATAAATTGAGCCTTGATTTCACCTACATACAAATAGTCGTTAGTCTCACAAGCGAATTTATAAGTCTTTTTAGCCATTGTTTACTCCTCCTTTAATAATTTATGAAGTCTCCATTAATCCAGCGTCTTTTAGTTTAGTTAGTAAGTCGTTAAAATCACTTACTAATCCTACAACGTCTGAGGCTGTAGAGTCTGCTTGATTTACTGCTACTCTACCATCTACCTCATTAATTTTATCTCCTAAAGCGTTCTGCTCAGCAGTAGGACACATTTTATTAACTTGCTCTTTATCCATAACTTAGAGCCTCCTTAATATTTACGTAAATAGGCGTAGTGACTAAATGTTCCTACACTACCTCCTTTATTTATAATTTTAACTCTAAAATAACCTAATCCAACTTCAGTTATTCCTTTTTTAAATAGCTTACTACCGTCTGTTATTACAGTTTCCCGACTGTTCACATTTTGAGCGTCTGTCGAGTATTCAATAATTAAGTCGTGGTTTAACTCGTCTACATTTTCTAAGTTACAAACTACGTCTCTATAACCATCACACGGTATCCATTCACCTACATTGTCGTCGCCTCCTGCAATACTTACGGAGTCGTGAGTTAATTCTGTTCGAGTGTCTACTCTTCCTATTCCCATTGTAGACCTCCTTTAAGCTAATTTAAGGAGGTAAATAATACCTCCTTTATATAATTAGCTGTCAATATTAATAATCTTAGCTCCTGCCTTACTATTCTCTAAAGTAACTGTATTCTCTACTAATACGTGACCTTTATCATAGTCGCCGTCCTTTGCTAACATTTCATAAAACGGACTTCTTAACTCTTTTAATTTAACTAAGTCAAGGTCTACAATCATAATATTTCCTGAAGGCATATGACGGTCTAATACAAAGTTAATTAAACCGAAGTCAGTATCTACCTGAGCAACTTTTACACCTAATACGTTATCTCCTGCCTCTTTTACTAATCTTGCTCCTGCGTCGTCCTTCAATAGTCCGTTAACAATTCTTTTCTCTGTAGCGTTTAAGAAGGCAAAATACTCACCACTTGCTCCTGCCTCCCAAATTTTTTCCATAGCGTCTACTAAGTCGTCCTCTTCTAACTGATTAGCATTAGTAGATTTTTTTCCTAAGTCAATTACATTGTCAGAATGAATAAGATTTAATAGTCCGTCCATCTGACGAGGCGTATTAGTATTAGCGTCCTCGTAAGTCTTAGTCCCTTGTATCATATACCACTCAACGTCTCGTTTCATTTCAACCATTCTGTCCTCAATCTCACCTAAGAACTGGTCTGTAATACCGTTAACGTCTACAGCTTGGATAGTTCCTGATACCTTAGTAACCTTCTCCATAATCTGACAAATATTAGACTTCATAGTTTTACTTGATTTTACGCCTTCTCCTGCATCCGCTCCTTCAAGTTTTAAGTTTCCTCTTGTAGAGTTCAACTCTTTTTCTCTCCACGTTACAGTAACATCACTTGCAGGTTCTACATTTCCACGTCCTGCTACCAAAGTATAAAGTGGAGTATCAGTAGGAGTAAGTAAAGCAATCTCCTCAGACAAATCTTGCGACTCATTAGCCTTATCATTTTTAATTACATCTTCTGCATAACTTTTTAAAGCCATTGTTTAACAACCTCCATAGTATTTTAGTTTATTGACCCTGAGTAAACTTTTCTCTTAACATAGAAGAGACATCACCGTTTTTCTTAGCATCTTCGTAAGGGTCTTTATTATGATTTTTCTTCTCTTGTAACTTTTCAGGTGTCTCACCCTTTAAATATTCCTCTTTAAATTCTTCTACTCTCTTTTCTACAGCGTCAGTAAATACGTCCTGTAGTTTTTCCACTCTCTCGTTAATCTGCTCAACTCTTTCCTCTTCGTCGTCAATTTCTGCATATTGAGAAGGATTTAGGAACTGTTTAAAGCTCATATCTAACTCCTTATCCTCTAACACGTCTACAATATTAAGACGAGCCTCACGTTCTGCAATCTCCTGCTCTCGCTTACTAATCTCTTCCTGTCTCTTCTTCCGTTCGTGTTCTAATTTTTCCTCTTCAGACATTTCCATCTTTTTCTTTTCTTCTTCAAACTGCTGTTTCATTCTTTCCTCTGTTTTCTGAACTGCCTCAGTAACTCTCTTATCTAATTCAGACTGTAACTTTTTATTAAACTCCTCCTGAGTCATTTCAATTGTCTCAGTCTCTTCCGTAGAAGTCTCCTCAGCCTTTGAGTCTCCTTCTACTTCCTGAGTAGTTTCCTCTGACTCTTCAGGAGTTCCCTCAGCAAATAATTGCAAGTCCATACCTTGTAAAATATCTTTTTTCATTTTTAATAAGCCTCCTTTGTAGTTATACAACTTAACCCTCCTACTAAGAGTTTTAAGTTTATATCCCTACTAATGTAATAAAAAATAGAAGGGAACGGAGCGGGGGAGTCTCCTTCCCTTCACATAATAAGTGAGGTAAAACGGCATTTTTATAACTTATTTATTCAATTTTATTAATTTTTACTTCATTTTACTTCATTTCCTACTTTTCTTCATTATCTCGTCTGTTAAATTATCCTTAAAACCGTTAAAACTCTTATACTCCCTTGCTAATTTAGTCAACTCGTTACCTAATTCCTCCATTTTCTCGTCCTTTAAAATATCAGGGACTATAGGTAAATATCTACAACGACAATTAGGGTGAATAGGGAGCATAGGCTCTTCCCCCTCTTTAAAAGTGTCCGTATGCAACTCACCGCACTCGGGACAAGTTCTTTCTGAAGGAACTGTCGCCCAAAATTGTAACTCTTTTATTTTATTCTCTTTATATGCCTCTTTCTCTGCTGAATAATACACTCTCATAGTCTCAGAACGAGCCACACGCTCCGCTTTATAATAAGCCTTATTCAACCCTTCATTTATTCTCCGACTCATTTGAGGAATACTCTCACCTTGTATAAGCGACTGAGTAAGTCCTTCCCGTAAGTTAGTGACTAATTTACCTTTATTATCCCATATTCTGTCGGAGAACATAGCCCCTTCAAACGGATATTTTACAGCTTTTTCAATAGCACGAGGGTAGATAGTAGTTAGATTAGCAGTTACATTAGTAGACTGTCCTAAAGCATATACCGTATTAAGATAAGAGTTTTCATATACACCCTTTAACTGCTGAGTAATATATTTTACTTCTTTATCCCCTAACTTTTGAGCCTCCTCCTCTATCTGAGCTAATAGCTTTTGATAGCGGTCGTATTTCTGCATATCTGACATACTCCATTCATCCACCTTCTCAGCCATTTTTAAGACCTTAGACTTTATATCTTTTTCCGCCTGTTCATACATTTTCTTTAATGTTCTTTCCATATCCTCAGTAGTTTTAAAGGCGTTTCTTGTAGACCTTAATACTTCCTTTTGGGTCTTTAAAATAAACTCCTCCCTCTCTTTTGTAGAGAGAGCCTTGTCCTGCTTATAGAGAGGAGTGTCTATAATGTCCATAGTTTACCCCTCCCCCTGCATTACAGCGTCTAATTCTTCCTCCTGAGGCGTCTGAGAGTTAAAATTACTATTCTCTCTCATTCTATTTGTAGCCTCTTCCTCTTCTTGCTTTAGTTTTTCAACTATCTGATTAGGATTATCGACAAACGGTAGAATTGCTAATAAAGTCTCTTTATCTACAATACCATTTAATTTACTTACTACCTCACTAAGTTCTTTAATGTTAGCAGGAATATTTCTTGTAAATTTAATATCTGTTTTCTGTAATTTAAAAGTTTTTCCTGTCTTTACTTTAATAGGAGTAGCCACTAATTTCAATAATCTTTTTATAGCCTTAGTCATTTTTCTCTCTTTAGTTATACATTTAGTTTCTAACCCGAATAATTTAAATTTAATTGCTACGCCTGATAAATTAGAGGCAAAACTCTCGTCTGATAAATTAGGAACTTGTGAAAACTTATGAATATTAGCCTCTAAACGGTCTAAGTGGCTATCTAAAGCCTTATCTTGAATATCCTTAGTAACAAATCGAGCGTCTCCGTCCTCTCCTACCTGAATAATACCGCTCTCTTTAAGTTTATTAATAGTATCATCATTAGCAATCATATTTTTTAACATTAGATAAGCATTTCTGTAAGCCTCGTGTTCATTAGAGCTGTCTGACATAACTCTGTCATAATCATTTACTAAAGTCTCGATCTTCTCTAAGTCGGACTGTTCATATTTATTATTTTTAAATTCCACTACAGGGACACCCTGAAAAATATGACTATAATCATTCATTGTATTATCAGGTATAAACTCCCCGCTGTCTAAGTCCTCAATCCAATATTGGACTTTATCTCTACCGAATACCTCCACTCGTCTTACTTCCTCGTCCTCTCCTACTACGTCTAATTCATAGACTCGTAGAGCATATTCAAGCTCGTTAGTTCGTGAGGCATTATATACAAATATAACCTCCTCAGGAGACAACTGCTGAATTTTAGTTTCTCCAAACTCGTTTTGATAAACTAAACAAGCACTTTTACCTTTAATACAAGCCTCTCGACCTACCTCCATTAAGAGATCGTCCTTATCATTATCATAAAAAATATAATCTAATTGCTCCTGAACTTTATCTTTTTCTACACTTACACTAATAG